AACACTGACCTGTGTAGACAAAGAAGGCGAATCCACGGAAGAAGACACAAGCACAGAATCTTGGTCTTTTATTTCCAATTTTGAGTTCTTTCTACAATATCGTCTGGCGCTACTGATAACGCTAACGAGAAGTATAAAATTTATTTTTAATTATTGTGCGATTATTGCTTATGCTTGCAATATAGAGGTGATTATAGCACATTTTTGCTAATTTGTCAAGTTATTTCTTTTCCTTAGTGCACAGAATTGATCAATACAGTGAGTAATTTTACTCAGTGTTGCCCACTACTCTGACCTTCGCAGTGCACAGATTCCAATCCTGATTTCCTTGACAAACAGCGCAGTCATTACACTTGACTGTAAAGCATTGATTTTATTGACATTATTGCTTATTGCGAATCTGTTTGCAATAAAGCCTATTTTGCTCTTTTTTGTATCGGTGGTGATCCAACAATATCACAGCATTGCCACAACCCCATCCCCCCCATCTATGTTAGTTAGTGCTCACTATCGCTGACAGTGTTGTATTGGCGCAACAGTGTTGTATTTTGGATACAGTGTTGTATACAAGAGACAGTGTTGTATCGGCGCAACATATATGTCAGTGATGCACCACTATAGTGCACCATTGATTTTCTGCACCAAAGCAGTGCACCATTGATTCTATGCACCAAAGTAGTGCAGTGTTGTTTTTATACCACAGTCTGTTTGTGTTGTATTTACGCAACAGTAGCAAAACCTGTGCCATATTGCAGCGCACCAATGTTGTATTTCCGCACAATGGCTTGTGGCTGTCTCTAAGGGTTTTCCCTATCGACTATATTGCATAGCACCAAGTCAATAAAATCAAGCACTTAAATAACCCCAGGATTTTTCTGGTATGATTCTCTCACATATATAGGTATAAAGGCCAGATTTTTAACACTAACCAAGGAGTCTTAAATGGATGTATTAACCGCAGACCTGTTAAGATTAGTCTCAGCAGCCGTCATCATCGTTTTAATGATAGTCACCCGTAGTTAAACCAAAGAAAGGCAGGACAGTATGAGCATCAAAGTAGGTAAGCCATATTGGGCTATTCGCATCAAAAACGAGGCACTGTTGGCCTCGATGTCTTGGCCCGAGTATCGGGACCTCCGCAAACAAAAGCAGGCAGCAGCGGCCAAGATTTTGGGAAACTGTTTTGACTTTGCCAACGAGCAACAGGCAATAAAGGCCAAGAAAAAACTTCCCAAGGACTTGCAAGAGTGGGCTACACTTGCGGAATTGACTCCGATAAGTTTAGGCCTCGGATGGATTTAGCCTAACTGACGAGCCGTGAATCGGCGAAACTGTCGAGAGACAGTCTTAGGCAAACACAACCAAAGGACTACACCATGAGCACCATTGCATTATCAATGCCGATCAAGAGCAAAGCAGCAGCAATCAAGATCACAGGCAGTCTAGGCAAGCCGTCTAAAATGCCGGGGTTGTCTTACGGCATTTCCGCTACATTGTGCAAGATAGGCGCAGCCCTTGCCAAAGTTAAAGGCAGCACTTGCGAAAACTGCTATGCACTGAAGGCCAATTACGCTTACCCGTCAGTAAAGGCAGCGCACGAAAAGCGAAGAGCAGGCATTGAAGATCCGCAGTGGGCTGATGCAATGGTTTATCTTATCGCAAACAGTGGCGAGACCTATTTTAGATGGCACGATAGCGGAGACTTGCAACACTTGCAACATTTGATCAATATCGTAAAAATTGCTGAAGCACTGCCTGCCGTGTCGTTTTGGTTACCCACAAGGGAAAAGGCACTTGTAAATTCTTATTTTCGTGCCTTTGGTGCATTTCCGTCTAACCTTGTTGTCCGTGTCTCTGCTGCAATGGTGGATTCTGCAGCGCCTACAGGCTATGACAACACTAGCACGGTCCACAATGCCGCAGCGCCTGAGGGCTTTGCCTGCCCTGCATCAAAGCAAGGCAACAAGTGTCTAGACTGTCGTGCCTGCTGGAATCGTGATATTAAGAATGTCTCTTATTTGCAACACTAACCCTGAAAGGTCATAAAATGTTAGTCTTTGAATATCCAAGTAAAAAAGTTTTAAAAGAATCAATTGGTAAACCACTGCGTTACATTGAAACGAGTCTATTCGGGCCAGAGTATCGGGAGAATGGTGTACTCACTGGCGCAAATAGGCCGCACATCACTGGCTTAGGCCGAGAGTTTTTTGCCAATGTGACAATGGAAAACGGCCTTATTAAGGCTGTCAAATAGTCTTGCTAGTGTTATCCTATAGTGCCTCTTTAGTAGGGGCACTATGGGGCTAATATTGGCCTCAAAATGGGAGTTTTAATCATGGACTACTGGCTTGCTTTTCAAATTGCTGGCTTGCTGCTGGCTTTGGGCGCTGTTGTGCAAATTATGAAACCTTGGAACATTAAGTGAGGATACTAAAATGGAAACAAGATACACGGACCAAACAGGCATTGTCATTCATAAAGTTGAAGGCTACAATGTGACACTAAAAAAGAATGTCAAAGTATGGGGACATTTTGACACTTCAGACGGGGGTTTCTCCCATGTCGGACCCTGGTATAAAACCAAAGCAGAATTGCTAGCAGACCACGAAGCATTTTTAATTCGGACAGGGTGTATAAAATGAAACCATTAGTCCATGATGGTATCAATTTGGAAAGCAATTGATTTTTGAATTGAAAGATACCACTATAAAATTATGGTTCAATTGGCAAAACGGTTCATGGGTGTGTTATATGTCCAATGATTTTATGGAAGACCTAGAAAGGGAATTAGAATGCGCTTGATGACCTATGGCGGGGTCTTAATCGAGCAGTGCGAGCACACCGGCAAATGTTGGTGCTTTGGGCGATGGTTTGCTAGTCTCAGAGCGTGTAAACTTTCAATCACTAAGAGGAAAGGCAACAAAGCATGAACGATCTACACTGGCAAGAAAACGCATTATTGGGGTCTTATTTGGGCCTCAGTGACATCGTGAAAGGCTGCGATAAGCAGCGTGTCGCAGTGCCTTGGGACTATATCCGCAAGCGTTTAGTCGAATTACGCACTGAGCACGATAAACTACATGAAACAGGGGTGCAGAAATGATGCTAACAGTAGACGAGATCCTAGATATTGCTGACGCTAAACTCGACATCAGCGATATGGGGAATTGGTATGGCAACGATGATGCTATTGTCGAATTCGTATGTGAAGTGCTCAGAAAAGAAAGTGAGAAAGAAAATGGCTTGGTTACTTGATAACCCTGAAAAAGAATACATTGAATCCTGCAAGACCGATGTAATGAAAACATGGCGCAAATTTGGATTTGTGCCGCCATCAGAGCAGAAAGTAGACTTTGGTGAAAGTCTTGCTGCATTGGACAATCTAACCATAAGAGGGACAGATGAGAAACTTTGTGGCAAAACACGCACAACGCAGCGGAGCAGGGAGACACAGACAAAAGAAAAACAAGGATAAAGGGGACACACTAATGAGATGCGCTGCTTGTAATGAAGTATTGACCGACTATGAGAGCACTGTCCGCAGTGTCTTTAGCAGAGAATATGTGTCATTATGCAAATGGTGTCTAGGAACGATTAAAACCGACTGTGTTGCCATCGGTAACATAAACCTGATGTCTGACCTAGACGACATCAGCGAAGCCCTTGGCAAGGCTGAAAAGGACTCTGATGACCCATTCGCTTCTGATGCACATAATGATCGCTACTATGATCGCTGACGAGGCTGGCACGATTCTTGCTAATATTAATAATATTACTCTATAGTGCTAATGATGCTAATGATTTATATTTATAATTATTTCTTTTATGCTATTGTCCAATATTGAAAGGTAGGTCTTAATCATGCAGCCGTGGGAAACTGAACAAATGTATTTTTCAACAGTCCATGATATTGCTGAATTGCTAGTCAGTTATAATGTGGACACTGAGACTATGGTGTCAGATGTCTTGGATTGTGTCCTAAGAATTGGGCCTGAACGCAGGCAAGCATTTCAATTGCTGGCGATGCTTGATCATTTTAGTCAAGTAAAGGACACTGAAGAGGCCAACAGTGTCGCAAACGAGGTGCTCAATGCAGACACAGAGTAAGTTTGTCAAACACGAGGCCTGCGAGGCCTGCGGCAGCAGTGACGCCAAAGCCGTCTACTCTGATGGCTCCGGCTATTGCTTTAACTGTAAAACCTATTATAAGGCTTCAGAGCCGTTTGTAGACTCAGGAAGGGGTAAGGTATTACCTATGACCAACAAAGCCGTTACAGGCCAAATTAGACCCATTAGCGCCTATTTTGGCAGCATACCTGAGAGAGGCATCACTAAAGCCACTTGCGAGGCCTATGGAGTGATGCAGACAGGCATCGAGCACTATTATCCGTTTACTGATGCCAAAGGCACAGAAATGGCCTATAAGATTAGATCTGTCCCTGATAAACATTTCCGTAGTCAAGGCAACATCAAAGACGCTTTACTATTCGGACAAGCGATGTGGAACAAAGGTGGCCGCTATGTCACTGTTGTCGAAGGCGAGTTAGATGCACTGGCTGCGTATCAGATGATGGGTTCTAAGTATCCAGTGGTGTCCATCAAAAATGGTGCTCAGAGTGCCTTCAAAGACTGTCAGGCGCAATATGAATGGCTTGACAGTTTTGAGACTATTGTGTTAGCCTTTGATTCTGATGAACCTGGCAGACAAGCCGCCGATGAGGTGGCAGAGTTATTTGGTAGTAAGGTCAAGATCGTCAAGTTTAGTGACACCTACAAAGATGCCTGTGATTACCTGAAAGACAGTAAAGGTGCAGACTTTGTTAAGGCGTGGTGGGCAGCAGAGCAGTATGTGCCTGATGGCATCATCGCTGGCTCAGACCTGCTGGAATTGGTCATGCAGCCGCTACCGAAGGCACAGGCACACTATCCCTATGTCGGCCTTAATGGCATGACTGGCGGCATCAGGCAGCAAGAGATGGTTGTGGTCACTGCTGGCTCTGGATTAGGCAAGTCACAGTTTATGCGAGAGATCATCTGGCAGTTGTTGTGTGAAACCAACGATAACATTGGGATCATGTTTTTGGAAGAGTCAGTAAAGCGCACAGCACTGTCGCTGATGTCGCTGGCGATCAACAAACCATTACATTTATCGGAGGTGGAAGCAGATGATAGAGACAAAAAAGAGGCATTCGACAAAACACTCGGATCTAATCGACTCTATTTTTATGATTGTTTTGGTAGCACTGCTATCGATAACATTATCAATCGGGTTCGCTACTTTGCTCGTGGGCTTGATTGCCGTTATATTCTCTTAGACCATGTGTCGATAGTAGTATCCGATCAAGGACACAACGATGAACGAAAGGCCTTAGACGAGATCATGACTAAGTTACGAATGATCGTGCAAGAGACTGGTGTGTCCCTCTTTGTTGTGTCACACCTACGCAGACCTGATGGCAAAGGCCACGAGGAAGGTGCAGTGACATCCTTGAATCAATTGCGAGGATCTGGTAGCATTGGACAATTGGCAGATATGGTGTTAGGATTAGAAAGAGCAGCGCAACATGAAGACCCAATTGAGCGAAACACAACCAGGGTCAGAGTTATCAAGAATCGTTACAGTGGCGAGACTGGTAAAGCCTGTGCCGTGCTCTATGACAAATACACTGGCCGTATGACAGAGATTAATGAGGAATCGCTATGAACCTTGAAATAGAAGCCTATGAAGGCGAATTAAGAGATCTACGCAAGGCAGCAGAGATAGCGTTAGAGGCTTTGGAAGCAAACTTAGGGAAATGGGCAGCAAAGACTCCAGCAATAGAAGCACTACGCCAAGTCAAATTAAAGGAGAAGAACACATGACATCTCCAGTAATAATTGGTATAATCGCATTTGTGGCATCAATCATTAGAGGATTAAAATGATAGAGAATTGGTCATCAGCAAAGGTCAATGTCTACTTAGAAGAGAAAGACAAAGAGATTGATCGATTGCACGAAGAAGTCAGGATTTTGACAGAGCAGCGTGACGATGAGGAAGCACGAGTCAATGCCTGTGTACGGTTTCTGAGAGAACTGTTGCATCCAGAATATTTTGGATGGGCAGTCAATCAGGAAGTAAGAGAGCAAGCAAGAAAAACCTTAATCACTATTGGAGAGTTTTATGAAACAGTCGGAAGTGAAACTAAAATTGGATAACTACATCGGCTTTGATGACGATGGTTACTTAGAGTGTTCAATCTTTTTAGGCAACGGCGATGACCCAATCATCAATCAGAAGTTTTCGATGAAAGACATCATCAAAGAGTTTATTGATATTCGGTCTTCCTCAAAAGGCTTTGACAAACTGTATGAGCAACAGCGTGACCTAGTTGTCAAGACACTTGAGAAGTCTATCGAAACACTGAAAAAGGCCGCATGAGTGCTACGCTCATAGCGATCATAGGAGTTGTTTATGCGGTGGTGGCTGCTGATCTACTTTGGCGTGGTAACATTGGCCTCGGTATTGCTTTTATTGGTTATTCAATCGGGAATGTTGGACTCTATCTTGCTGCTAAGGTGAGCACATGAAAACTTATTGGGTTGAGCAATTAGTACATCTGCACGCACAAAGTGCAGTCATCTTCGTTCTATTTCTTTTATTTGTTATTATCTTTGCTTTGTGGAGGTCTTATGCCGAAGGTTAGTGGTGTCCCCTATGATGTACAAATGGAGCCGACTGGGCTGACAGATGAGCGCATCCTTGAGTTGGCAAAGGAAACTGGCGCATCAAAGGTCTTTGTTGCTGGCTATGCCATCTCTGGCGACAAGAAGATTATTCAGTTTGCTCGACTCGTGGA